TCACCCCGCCTCCACGTCGGTGTCGTCGTCGCGCTCCCTGCTCGCGTCCCCGGTGTGGTTGTGGAGTTCGAGGTAGACCCCCGGATGGTCCTCGGTGTCGTCGTCGTAGGCGGCGACTTGCACCATTCCACCGGGAAAGACGAACGTCCTCGAACGTGCGGCCATGACAAACCCCTATCGTCCCTCGCGGATTCGTGAGGCAGCTCAGGGCCGGGGAGACCGGTCCCCGTCGACTGGACAGGACCGGGCTCTACCAGCCCCGAGCACCACATCTGACGCTACGAAGCCGTACACGGCCGAGTCCATGAGCTTGCAGCAACTTGCAGAAAGACGCTGTTTCGGTCACAACGCCCGACACTCTGCGTGATAATGGAAAGGCAATGATGCAAGTCTCTGCACAACGTCAACAAGGGACCATGTCATGACTTTGCGATTTCTCGGCAGAATCGGATCGAACAAAGACGAATGCCCCACCCTTTACGCCACTGAATCCGGCTATCTACTCATTGCCTGGAAAACCGATCAATCCGAAATTGTGGAGATCCCACACGCTCTACTTGGATTCCTCGAGAAGAACACATATCTCGGGACAGAGTTGACTGATACCGGCCGGGGTACCTTCGCGCTCACCGGAAAACCGGTGACTGATGTGGAGACGCTGTCACAAATGAAGATAGAACCCTATGAGACCGCCATCGAGGTGCCGAAGGCTGAAAGGGATTATTTCGGTGGAATTCCGTCCAACGATTGAGTTGCTTCGGGAATGTCGACATGAAGCATTCCATCTTGAGGTACGAGACCAGTATTCCGTCCCCGGAGAAGATGAACCGTTTCAGCGCTTTCTGAACGGGGAGCATTTCGGCTACCGGGAATGGTTTCAGGATTGGTCGCAGTTCGTGCAAGAACTCACGGCTCGTCAGGTATCTGTTAGTCGCCTGCGAGTGGTCACGGTTCCTCATAGCGACTATCAACGATGGTCGCTCACTATCGCTCCGATGAACGTGGAGGCCGGTGAGGATGTGCGTTATCTTCCCCGCCACCAAGCGGGGCGGGTGCCACCGGATGATTTCTGGCTGATCGACAATAAGATAGTTGTGTTCAGCCTTGCCGATAAGGACGGTCGCTCACCGGGCGGAGCAGCAGTAAGTACTGATCCTGAGATAGTGGCTTACTGCCAGAGGACTAGGAAACGTCTCTGGGAGTTGGCTATACCGCTTGCGGAATACGTGCAGCTGACTCGGCAGTGACTAGTTCGGTTCAAGAGCAGCGGGAAGCTCTCGGTAAACGACTCCGAGAAATACGCCGAAGGGCAGGAGTATCCGGTCGAGAGCTTGCCCGTATCAAAGGCTGGCATGAATCGAAGATCTCGAAGCTCGAATATGGCGTGACCCGGCCATCGGACGCTGACATTCGCGCCTACTGTCGACACTGCAACGCCGATGGCCAGCTAGAAGACTTGCTTGCGACACTTCACAATATTGACTCCGCATATGTGGAATGGCGGCAACAATTACGCACCGGGATGGCACGACGGCAGCGGGAATCGCTCGAAAACAGCTCTCACGCAAAATTCATTCGCAACTGGGAACCAGCCATGGTCTCCGGCTTGCTCCAAACAGCTGACTATGCCTCCGCAGTAATGAGTAATGTTATAGCCTTCTATCAAATTCCCAATGATCTAGATGAGGCTGTCGCCACGCGAATGGAACGTCAACAAATCCTCTATCAGCGCGGGAAAAGATTTCATATCCTATTAGGCGAACAATCGCTTTACACCACATTCGGCGATGATCATGTTATGGCTGGTCAGCTCGACAGGCTATATTCGATTATCGGACTGCCTCGCGTAACCTTGGGTATTGTGCCACGACAAGCTGAGGGAATAGTTGTGGTGGAGAACTTTTTTATGTTTGATGATCGCCTGGTGAAAGTTGAGGGTCACTCAGCGGGTATATCCATTACCCAACCCAGGGAGATAGCCCTATACGGCCGAGCGTTCGATATCTTGGCTGGACAGTCGGTAACCGGCGACGCTGCAAGGGAGTTGATCCGCAAGGCGCTGGAGTCGCGGTCTGGATGACCAGCATCTGCGGTCGACCATTTCAAGGCCATGCCCGAGTATGGGTTACGCTGAGTTCGTGCGCCAGACGGCAATTTAGGGACACGGGCGGAATAGCCTCGTGAAGGATGAATAGCAGCCCGCCCACACGCTGAAGTTCGGGTGCAGGCGGGGCTAATCTAATTCGCTGTTTACTTGACGATGATTGCCGGGAATGCCGTGTTCGCGGTTTTGTCGTCCGACCCGATGGGGGTGTAGGGCTCGGCGATGTGGGCAGCGACGCGGAAGGTCACCTTCAGCGCGATCTGATTGGTTTCGAACATCGAAACACCGTCGACCACAGCGTCTTCGGACTTGACGGCCTCGATGTCCTGCCGCACCCCGACCGTGATCAGGTTCCAGTCCGCGGCGATCAGGGTCGCCTTGGTTTTGTCGAACGAACCGTTCTTCACCTCACGAATCGGCATCCCGTACAAGGTCGGAGTACCGCCATCGGTGAGGGCGGGCTGGTAGATCGGCACTCCCGACCCCTCGGCCCGCAGGCCGCGCAGCTTCCAGTGCAGGCCCGGAGCGGACGCGAACCCGGTGATGTCCAGGCCGGTGTCTGCCAGCAGTTCCCCGGCCTGGGCGATCCGGGCGGCGAGATCGGTCTTCGGATCGGCCTCGATGATGTGGGTTTTGGTGTCCTTGTCGGCACCGGTCCCGCCGACAGTCTTCTTCTCCGCCATGCCGACCAGGCCGCCAGCGGGGAACCCGGCGGGGGTGTTGATGCCGAAGAGGACGGCTTCGTCGACGGCGCGGCCGATGCTTTCGGCGATCTTGGGGGAGATCACCTCGAACACGTCGATGCTGGCGTCGTTCCACACCGTCTTGGGAATGGTGACGATGGTCGCCAACTCCCGAGCGGTCAGCACCGCGTCATCAATCTTCGCCTTACCGGCCGGGCGTTTGTCGGTGTCGCCACCCACCCACTTGGCGCGAGGTGCCTCGGCCATGACCGGCTGGTGCAGGACCTGCCCCGACATCTGCTCACGCCGGGCCAGCGACAGCACCGCAGACGACTGCTCGGCGAGCTGAATCACGGTGCTCGAATAGTCGTCGGGCAGGACCGCGGAATTGTTACCACCCAGGGCGGCACGATCAATAGCCATTGGTTGTTGTCCTCCTTGCGGACACACAGCAGGGCCGAAGGCATGACACCCTCAGCCCTGGGGAATGAATGGATATGTCCCCGATTACCGCTCGGGTCGGCGTCGAATGGTTACGTGAATAGGTCGCGGAAGTCCGGCTTACCGGTCGCACCGGCGGCAGCGTTCATGCCCTGGTTCGGGTCCGGTGTGACGCGGGAGGCGGGAGCGTCTTTGTACTCGATCAGAGCGGCGGCCGAGGCTTCCAGCTCGTCACGGGTGGCACCCTGTAACAGGACAGGGGGTACACCGGCAGCGGTAGCGACCTCCTGCCGCAACGCTGCGGCTTCCAACTCCGCGATCCGGGCTTCCGCGTGTTCGGCACGAGACAGTGTCTCGGCGTGCGTGCTGGCGGCCTGTTTCAGTTCCTGATAGTCGGCGTACTTGCGGTGCACCTGCGCGATCCGGGCTTGAATCCTGCGGTCGAATTCTTCCTGACTCGTGATCGGAGTGAACTCCGGGGCCTGGTTGCTGGTCTCGGGGCTGGTGGTGTTGTCGTTGGTTCCGGCGGGGTTCTCGTCGGTCAATTTAGGTGGTCTCCCTGTCCATCTGGCGATACGCCTTCATCAGTTCGCGGGCATCGGTCGATCCGGCCAACCGGGCCGCCTGGTGGTAGTCGTCGGTCCACTGCTGCACGTAGTCCGGGGGCTGCCAGGACTGGCCCGGCCGGATCGGTACCGCGATACAGCGGCAGTGGTCGTGGGCTCGGAAGTCGGCGGTGTGTTCGGAGCGGTAGACGTGGCCTCGGGTGGTGAGCACCTGGCAGAACCGGCAGGCGCTCGCGGACGCATACCGTCCCCAGCTCGCCCCCCGCTCCGCTCTCGCGGACGCGCGAACGGTGTCGCGGGAACCGTTGAACAGGTAGCGTTGCGCCGCCCCGGCCAGCAATTCCGTGGTGCTGGGTTTCGACAACGCCCACCCCAGCGAGGCCCGTAACTGCGGCTCCGGCGGTAGCTCGGCGGGTGTCGCCCGGAAGGCCGACCCTGGTTCCAGCGAGTCGTACCAGGTGGCTGATAGCTCGCCCGCTGTGCTCACGTAGGGGGTGACCAGCTCCGGGAACGCCTCGAACAACCATGCCGTATCCGGTGCGATCGCCCACATGTCGGCAAGGTCGGACAGCATGACCGTCGCCAGATCATCGAGGACGCCACGGAATTCGCCCGGCGTCACCGGTCGGCTTCCGATGATTCATCGGCCGGCGCCCGGCGAGCGGCGAGCGCGGCTACCTGCGGATCGGTTCGCGCCTGGCGGGCCGCATCCTTCAGCCCGGCCAGCACGCCCGTGGTACGGGCCTTCCGCTTGTCGGCTTCGATCTGCCGTTGCGCCGTCGCCGGTAATCCGAGCCGGTCGTAGACCACGGTCGAATCGGGCGGCAGTACCCCGGCCTGCACCAATTTCACGATTTCGTCGGCCGCAGCCGCACGGGAGATCGTGTTGGCGTCACGCCACTTCGGCGACACATCCTCATGAAACGCAGCGGGTACCGCGCCGTCCCGGACCAGGAGACATAGGTGTGCGACTTCTTTCCAGCCGTGCCCGAACTCGTTGTGACGCTGCTCGGCCCGTTTCACCAACCGGGCCTCCAACGCGCGGATAGCATCAGCGGACGCGGCTTGATCGTTGGCGAACCCCAAGTAGGACAGCGGGATACCGCACTCTCCGGCGAATCCTTCGGCCAGGCCCCGGATTTGGTCCAGGAACGGTGTCGGGCTGGCGGCGTCGAACTGCCCGACCTCGGGTTTGGCGTCGGGCTCCTCGTCGTCGTGCGGCAGCGACCACACCCGGCCCGCGATAGCCTCCCACCCGGCCCCGTCCCCGGTCTCCGCCGCATGATTGAGCACATAGCGTTGCGGGGTCGCGTAGAACTCCCGCGACACTGCGGCCCCGGTCAGAGTCCGTACGGCCTCGTCGGTGTACGAGCGCACCGAGTGCGTCATCTCCGACCGGCCGTTCAGATTCGACGCCGTGGGGCGATTCACCAACCGCACCACCGGCACCCGCCCCAAACCGTGGGTGTTGCGGCCGGTGACCACCCAGGAGCCCGCGTCGTCCAACTCGATAGAGACGGTTTCGTCTGGAAGGAAAAGTGTTGCGGCCGTGTACTTCTGACGGTCCTCGTCCCACACCCGCGACAGGGCCGAGGTGAGCCGACGCCGCCGGGCGTCATAGCTGCCGGTCATCGACAGCGGAGACTCGACCGTCACCAACGGGTGCGGTTCGCCCGGTAGCCCGGCACCGACACACACATAGGCTTGCCCATAGATCAGGGCCGCCGAGTGCGCCAACCCCGCCTCCACCGACAGCCGATTACGCGCGTACACACTCCCCAACCCGTAATCGGCGTCCGACTCGTCCCACCCCAGGAAATCCAGCCGCTCAGCCAGCACATCCACAGCGGTCCCAGCCCACCCGACCGAAATATTCAACGCGGTCTCCAGATGCGGGGGAACCGCGATCCGCAGATGCCGCACCCGCTGCTGCCCCTCGTAATAGGCCAGCTTCCGACGATTCGACCCAGCATATTGATCGATCTGGGAATTCAGCTTGTTGAATAAGACCGTCTCATTATCCGACAGTCCTCGAATACTCGGCAAAATAGACACTTTAGAGCGTGTCTCACGTGGATTTAGCTTCGGTTCTGTGATCATGTTGTGGTGGACGAACTTTCGCGGCGGTTGGTGCCGGATGAGTTGTGGGCGTTGGCCGAACCGTTGATTCCGCAGTTCGAGGCGCGTCCGCAGGGTGGTGGTACCGCGCCGGTGGATGATCGGGCGGTGTTCGCCGCGATCGTGTTCGTCCTGACCAGTGGTTGCGCTTGGCGGTATCTACCGCCGTCGTTCGGGGTCACCGTGCCGACCGCGCACCGCCGGTTCACCGCGTGGACCGAGGCCGGTGTGTGGCGGCGGCTGCACCGGGCGGTGCTCGATGAACTCGGTAGCCAAGGCATGATCGACTGGTCGCGCGCGGTCCTGGACGGAGCATCCGTCAGGGCCAAAAGGGGGGACCCATGACCGGCCCGAATCCCGTCGACCGTGGCAAGACGGGCTCGAAGATCCACGTCCTGTCCGACCGGGCGGGACTGCCGCTGTCGGTGGCCGTCTCGGCCGCCAACACCAACGACGCCTACGCCCTCAAGCCACTGGTCAAAGCCATTCCCGCGATCAGATCCCGGCGCGGACCGCGGCGACGCAAGCCCACCAAACTGCACGCCGACAAAGCCTACGACCAGCAAGACCTGCGCGACTGGGTCCGCGACCGCGGCATCACCGCCCGCATCGCCCGCAAAGGCATCGAATCCAGCAAGAAACTCGGCAAACATCGCTGGGTGATCGAACGGTCGATCGCCTGGCTGTTCGGCTACCACCGGCTCAACATCCGCTACGACCGCAAGGCCACACACTTTCTCGCCTTCCTCACCCTGAGCGCTACGTTGACCTGCTACAAGAAACTCGCCAAATCATCCACGTGAGACACGCTCTTAGCTCCACACCTGCAATCCGGCTCGTTTCTTGCTTCCGCGCTGACGCTTCCTAGTTTTCACGTGTCCGAATAGGGCCAGCGAGGCCGCGCAGACCGGGGTGATATCCGACTCCGACGATTTGCGTGCCCATGCCCACCGGCCCTCCAACTGCCGTTTCCGGGCTGCCTCCACCGCGACGGCAAGAGCCGGATCACCCAAATGCGCCAACGTCCCGTTGACCACCGAGTCGTAGAATAGGCCACACGCACCAGCCCACTCGGTACCGGAGGTGGACAGGACCGGGATTCGCTCGCGCTCCAACTCCAACGCCAATGTGACAGCGGCACCAGCACCTTCGACCACGACGGCCTTCACGTCATGGTTGGCCACCATGTCCAGGAGTTTCGGGACCACCCAGTCGGTGCCAACGCGGTGCTGGACAAGCTCCACCTGATAGCGGCCGACCGCGCGTTCCCCGGCCACCGCGATGGACGCGGTAGACCGATCGGGGGAAATATCGACACCGATACTCACCGGCCCGACGAGTTCGCCGTGATCGTCCACGGCGGCGGCGGTCCACAGGTCGGCGTCGATCACCGCCGGAGTGCCCGCGAATATCCACATGCCCAGGCGTTCGCGGCAGAAACCATCCTCGGAGAACTGGGCACGCTCCCGCTCGATCGTCTCCGTCTGCAATGCCAAACCCCACGCCGGATTCGCCAACGCCCAATTGTCCCGGTCGTCGATATCGCAATCATCCGGCGGGGAATACTCGAACCAGGCGGCCCGCCGGTCCTCACCCGCGAGCGCCGAGGCCCGCAGCCGGGCGAACGAATCCCCCGCCACATTCGGCGGCGGCGGGGTACCGCACAACCACACCTGCGGATTCCGCTTCGCCGACACCGACCCCAACACGGCCTCGTACTCGTCGGCCGACATCATCTGCGCCTCATCCAGCAACAAACAATCCGGAGAGAAACCCCGACCAGACCCGTTCGAGCGGGCTAGGAAACGGATCTCGGCCCCATCGGCGAACGTGAAACCCTCCTCACCCTTCGACTTGTGAATCCCGTCAGTACCCGGCTTCAGTAGATCTTTCAGGTAGGGCGAGTTGGTGAGGTAGTCCCGCATCCGCTTGAAGATCACATTGTTCGTCTTCGCCTCGTGCGCGGAGATCACCACCTGACGCTCACCCAGCAACAACACACCCGTCAGCGCCCGCGCCTCCAGCAAGGCCGATTTCCCCGCCTGACGACTCACCGACAAACCGACCGTGCCCGCCGACCACTTCCCGTCTCCACGCACCCCCAGAGCACCGTCCAGCACGATTTCCTGCCACTCGTAAAGGCGCACACCCGCATGCAACATCAAATCCGTGGCATCCTCACCATGGGAATACTCCCAGCCCGGAACGATATGAATCCGCGGAACAGGAACACCCAGCAATACCGACACAAACTCACCCCCTTCCCATCATCGACGCCGATACCCGCTACAGGACGAGGACCCTCGGCCCCTTCTTCTTCGCCCGGTTCTTCGCCCGGTCCTGCAACTCCCGCAGCGACGGCGCAACACCCGTCTTGCTGGCATTCGCGGCTTCCAGTTCGGCGAGTTCTCTGTTAATGTTCACCTGTGCCCGAACCAGAGCGGAAAGATCACGCGGATGCGGATTACCGTCGATCGCTTCCGCGACGGTCTGCCGCAGGGCCAGCAGGATTTCACGCCGGTCTCCACCGGCAACAGCGTCACTGACACGCATAACATTCACTCCTTTGGATTTTCGATCAGAGAAAGAAATAGCGCTGTGCGCCTGATGGGCGACACCACGCACCTGCCTGGGTTCCCTCCCCAGGGCCTAACAGGGTTCAATCCATATCCGGCACGGGTCGGACATAAAAGCCTCCTCAGGGGGCAATGAGAGACCAGCAGAAGGGGTACTCACTTTCGAGTACCCCCCTGGGTAGGGGCATCTTGAACGGCATGTGCCCATGTCGGCTACCCTGGAGACTTTTTCCCAGGGTCACCAGTCGCGGGAGGCGTACCGTTTCGGCGTCAACGGCCGGTTCCCCCGGCGACTATTGCACGAACGGTGCGCGGGCAAAGCATCGCCGAACACGTCTCCCCCCTTCGATCTGGCCTGAAGGTGGTCGATCGTCGCGCTCATGGGGTGCCGGTAATCCAGGCTCATGTCTATCTCTCGCCCGCACAGGTGGCAAATGTTCGATTTCGCGAGGACACGTTTCCGATATTGCCGGTACCGGTGCCCTTCAATTCCTTTGGCCATATGTCTTCTGTCACAAGCTGGTCTACTGTGCCATATGGCGCAGTAGGTTCATAACTTCTAATGCGGCATTTGCCTCACTAGCCGCTGGATCGTGGTGCATGCGGGCATGATTCGAGCCGATCGTGAGCCCCGGTGTCCGGTTGAACTGACGTTACGTTCTGTAACTCACTCCTGCATCTCCGCAGGTCGGAAGGGGCGCATACTGTGCGCCCCCTCACTGACCTGGGCATTCCCGCTCACGTCATCACCGCAGGTCACAAGGTACTCATATTGCGAGTACCTTCTGACCTGGGCATTTACCGCCGAGAGCATCACCGCAGGTCAGAAGGTACGCCTATTGCGCGTACCTTCTGACCTGGGCATTTACGGTCAAGGCATCACCCCAGGTCGGAAGGTGTACACGTTATGTACCCCTTCGCCGACCTGGGCGTGATCGGGGGTGGTGTCGATGCTGTGGAACCCCCGCCGCGTGTTGTCGCGGCACAGTTTCTGGAGCTGGCTGATCTCCGAGGGCCAGAACAGGGCTTTGCGCTGGCCGCTGTTGTCCACGGTGACCGCGTACTGTCCGGCGGTCTTCTGCACGATGGCACCGGAACCGGCTTCCAGCCGCCGGATGATCGCCTGCCGGATGATGCTCTTCGCGGCGTCCTGGAAAGCGAAACCGGGCCGGTTGATGCATTCCGCGATCCGATCCGCTTGCGCCACCGCGTCGGCGATGATGATGTCCGCTGCCTGCGGGTCGGCTTTCTTGCAGAGCGGTTCGATATCCCGCTCGAAATCAATCGTTATGGCCACTCGCCTTCATCCTTGAGTGTGTCGGAGATTGATGATCATGCCGGGGCGGAAGTCGAACGGCCCGGTCCCCATATCTTCCGGCAGTCCGAGAACGAACCAGGTCCGTGCCTCACCCCCGGGGAAGCGGAGATCCGGAAGAATAATCTTGTCCAGGTGCCCGGCCTCGCCGAAGTCCGCGGGAACCATGAGTTCGAGGTCGACCACGGCCCGGTCGGGTCCGGCCAGCTTGTCACCACCGGTCCGGGTATCCGGCGGATTCCAGCCGATCACGGGTTTGTCGCCCTGGTCTACCCATTCCCTTTGCAGCCTGCCGGAAGGAAGCTGTTCTTCGCTGTACCGGTAGTGCCTCACCGTGAACGGGGTCGGGAAAGCGAAGTCATCCATTATGGCTGCTCCTACAGGCTGCGAGCTGTCCGCGATTGGGTACACATGTACCCATCTGGGGACAGGCTGCGGGCCATCCGCGATGTGGAAACCATGGTTTCCATCTGAGGACAGGAAAAAGACCCTCGTCGCCAAGGGCCCTTCCATTCTGTATTCTATCGGTGGCTGTAGTGGGATCAACCTCTGTCATTTTTGACAGAAGTCCCGCCCTGACCGTAGCTTTACCACAATCCTATCATCCCGCTTTCGCACTTGCTTTTCTCGCTCACCGGATAGCCTTTCTTACCCCGCCCGGCACCAGGCCCGCGAACACCACCGCGAGAATTCCGGGACCGTTCCATAGCCCGGATCAGCGACTCCTTACCCCACACCCGCCGACCATTCACGGTGCGGCCGATGATCCAGCCCCGGTCACGCCACCGGTACAGCGTCGCAAGGTGCACCCCAGCGAACCGCCGTGCCTCGTCGTCGTTGAACCACACGACCAACTGCCTACCCGTCTTCCATCGAGAGGTTGCCCTGCACTTTGGTACAGTGCCATTGGTGGCTAAATTCTCACCTGAGAAATTCGCCGGTTCGCCCGGCCGAGTCCTACGCCGCGCCGCTCTGCCCGTGGGTGGCGAAAGTACCATCTGGCACATTGGCCACCTCGGCCCTTGGATGCCGGGCATCCAACTATCGGAACGGCTGATAGTTGAGACGGAGATAGCGGAGGGTGGGCGACTCCGTACCCCCGCCCCGTGCCCCTTGCCGAGTTCTAGGCCGCAGCGTTCCGGTCGACAGTTTCGACGGTTTCGACGGTTTTTCCCCGAGATATGCCACGCCAGACACCGGCACAAAAACGGTCCGCGTCGAGTCACCTCACGGGCCGGTTAACCAAGCCCGTTACCGTAGTGGTAAATTTCGAACCGAGTCCGGTTTTTACCAGCGACTCAGATTGCGTTCGCCGCGATCTTCAGCAGCAGTGGTAAATTTTGACGTCTTGTCATTTTTTGCCAGCTCCCTGCTAGCCTCGCACTGTAACCAGTGTCCCGCCAACGGGAACGACTCACTTGCAGCGAGGCAGTGGCCCCGACTCCCGAGCGATGGAAGTGAGGCCACTGCCTACCAGCGGTGTGGGGAGATCTCCCACGGTGAGAAGAACCCACTTGCCGCTCAGTACCTGGTCAGGCTACGTCTTCGATGGTTTCCGGCGAGATACCCAGCCCCGCAGGGGCGTAGCGTTCGAACGCATCGGTGAACTGGTCGAGCCGGTACCCCCGCAACCGGTGCGTGGCGTCCTCGAAGTCGGCCTTGATGCCGTACTCGCGTAGCCTCCATCCCAGCTTGCGCGGGGTCAAACCCGTGTCACCCCACGGGGATTCGGCGATGGAACGCAGATGGGAGCACAGGTGTTCCGACCGTAGGAACGCACTTCCGGTCTCGGCGAACACATTCCGGATGTCGATCAGTAGCCGGATACCTTCGGATTCGTCCGCGTCGTCCTCGGCCGCCGCAGCCACCATCACACGAGCGGCACGGCGAGCCCTCACCGGCCAGTCACCGCCTGCCGCGTCCGCGACGGTGATCAGCGGCTCCCAGGTGTCCGCCGCTCGATCCTCCACCCCCATGTTCTCGGGGAGGTAGCCGTCGAGCCGGTCTCGTATGACCTCAGCCCATGCCGCGAGCCGTTCCCGGAGTTGATCGAACCTCGGGCGGTCCCTGCGGGTGCGGTACGGCCGCACGTGTTCGGTGGGTTTGCGGCGGCGCATGGCCACGACCACGGCCCGGTTCTCGATCGTGTCCGGCATTCTGCCGATCCCGCACAATGCGGCCATGGCGAAGGTTCCGTACTCCTTGGTCTGGTCGTTGTTCTGGCCACCAACCCGGCCGCACATCATGCCGCGCTGGAACCCTGCGTTCAGCAGCCCGCGCAGGTTCTCCGAACCATCGGAGTGCTTGCCTGCCTTGAAGATCGTGTCGGCCTCGTCCAGCAGCAGGGTCGGGGGATTCTCCGCTTCCGCGCCCACCTTCCGGAACACATAGGAGATGGAGGCGTTGACCGACCGCAGCGGTTGATGCACCAGCGCGTCTACCAGTTCCAGCAGTCGGCTTTTCCCGCTGCCTTTTTCCGCCGACCGGATCACCAGCCGGGGCGCGTACTCGAACGCCGAGAGCACATGCGTGGCCGCACACCACAACACCACCGCGTCCAACGCTTCCGCCGAGGGGAGTATCACGTACTCGGCCAGCAGTGCCCGCGCCTCGTCCAGGACGGCCGCCCCCTCCGGGGCACCGTCACGAGAAAAACCGTCGAAACCGTCGAAACCGTCGACGGCCCCAGCGTCGGGGGTCTGGTCGCTGGTCTCTGCTATCGTCATGTCCTGCAAGTTCTTCGATCCACTTTCGGGTCAGGTGCCCCGGCCAGTGCTGCCACACCAACCGGGGCCTTTGTTATCAGTGGGGGCGTGCGCGGGTGATCAGGCCAGCTGGATACGACGGCAGGACATCTGGCCCCGCCGATACGACTCGACAGTGATCCGCCCATCGCGCTGCAACCGATCCAGAGCAGCGTCCAAGTGGCCCCGACGCCACTGGCTCAGGTTCCGGCTCAACTCGCTCGCCGACAGGCGCGCTGCGGTGCCGCCGCGCCGGTACAGCAGCCCCAGAACCTGGCCCGCAACCCGCGACACCCACCACTCGGCATCGTCGTCGAGCGCCTCGTCCTCGATAGGGTCGAGGAGTTCAACAGCGCCGCGACTGGACCATGTCGGATGGCTCTGTGCCATCTCCGTCTGTGCTGTCTCGACTCCGGCAGCAGCGTACGCGGGGGTGGCGCTGGCGGGATCGTGTCCCCAGACGCTGGCCCCCATGTGGTCGTACTTGATGGTGACGACATCGACGCTTCGGGCCTCGGTCGGCCAGACGATGAACACCGACGCGACCCCGTTGTCGCCGAGGTTGCCGATGACCGACGCCGTCCAGTGCCCCACGTTCACCACGGGGGCCGGATCGCGGGGCAACGCCTTCTCGACCTCGCCGATGAGTCGGCCGAACGACCATTCGTCGGTGCCGATGACGAGCGCGGCGGTTTCACCAGGGGCGAGACGGTTGATGATGTTGGCCACGTCGCCGGGGCGGACATCGCGGTACGTAATGACGCTGGACATGCAGAAGCTCCTGTTCGTAGAGGTAGACGGGTCCGCGCACCCGTGGGCGGGACCTGGGCCAAATGGCCCAGTAGACGCCCCCGAGGGGCGGTCCCCGTATTCGCGGGCGGGGATACGCGGCGCGAGGGATAAGTAGGGGCCTTGCGGCCCGTGGAGGTGGGTACGGGTGCGGGCTGCGGGAATCAGGCAGTGGCTCGCACGCCGCCGCTCTCCCCGAACATCCACGCCTCGAGATCCGCGGGCCGGATACGCCACCGCCCCTTCGGCGCGGTCCGCTGGAAACCCTTCAACTCCCCCGACACCAGCGCGGCGTAGATCGTGTTCTGGTGGCACCCAGCAGCTTTCGCCGCCTCGGCCACGCTCATGGGACTGGTCATACAGACCCCCCTTCTTGCTCGTAGGTACGAAAATCGTTGGGGCGCAGCTCGACTCCCGCCGATCCGCACTCCGCCGGTGGACTGACTACCTGCCAAGGACGCCGGACCGCCCTCAACCCCTCGCGGGGCCACTTCGTTGGTGCAATTTGCACCGCACGTCCACAACGTATCACACGCAAATCAACTGGCCCACTTGAAGCCAACGTCGTGCACGGTGCAGAACTATGTTAATCTGCACCACGAAGGGGATCAGATTGGAAAGGAGGGAACGACTGTGAACGACAACGGTGATCAAGACCACTACGACTCGACGCACGACGAGCTGGCCGCCTTCTACGACGTCAACCCGGACCTGCGCCCCGGCGTCTTGGAGTGGGGCGATCTCCGCAAGCCCGAAGACCGCTGGGCGGTCGCGACCATGATCACTCTCGAGCGCAAGGCCCGCGACGTGACACAGGCCAAGCTCGCCGAGGTGTCCGGCGTCTCGCTGCGGACGATCAAATACATCGACGCGGGCGACGGCAGCCCGCCGAAAGCCAGCACCCTGGCGAAGCTGTGGGACGGCCTCGTCGAGCTGTCGATGGACTCGCCGCGCACCGACACCGGCCCGGTGCAGATGCTCGCCGACGTGATCGGCCCCATGTACCAAGCCCTCACCCCGCAGCAGCAGGCCGAAGCACTCCGCCGAATCGTGCTGCTACTCAACGAAATCAAGGAACAGTAGCTATGGCGAGACCACGCAGACAAGAGGTGGACATCGACGTGCGCCCGGCGTCGGAGTGCACAACGAAGGGCACCGGTCGAACCGGATGGTGCGCACGCCCCGAGGGAGCGCCGAAGCCCGGCGGCAAGCGAGACCAGCGGCACCGGCATTTCAAGGATCTGGATCGGGCAAACGAGTTCGCCCGAGATGTCCGGCGCACCCGCGAGGTTCAACAGCAGGTTGGATTGCCGCCCGGCTACACGGTCGGAGACGCGATCGACGACTACCTGTTGCCTTACAAGTCGCAGAACCCTCGGACGTGGCGGGCGTACACGAACTGGCTGAAGCCTCCGAAGGAGAAGTTCGGGCACTGGCAGGTGTCGGCGCTGCGGGAAAGCGATGTGATCGAACTCCGGGATGCCCAGCTGAAGAGTTGGGGTGTTGATGGCGTGAACCAGATGGTTCGCCACCTCGACAACGCACTCGAGCGGCTCCGCAACCTCGGGCAGGCGTACAACGCGGCGGCCATGGTGAAGTCGCTGAAGAAGGAGCGGCCCCGGCTGACGTTGGCGCAGATGCGGTCGAGCGTGGACTCCGGGGCGTACACCCCGGAGGAGATCGCGCGGATTCTGATCGCGGCCGACGACATCGAGAACACGAATACCCCAGGAATGCGGCCCATGTTCTGGATGTGGATGCTGAATCTGAGGCGTGGCGAAGCCCTGGGCGCGGAGTGGGAGAACGTTCTCCTGAAGCGGGATGAGGCAGGTAACGAGCCGGGGCTCTTGGTCAATCAGCAGTGGGTTCACAACCCGGTCACGGGCCTGCATGAGCTTGCCAAGGTCAAGTCGGCGGCGGGGGACCGACTCCTACGGCTACCTCCGCTTGTGACAACCATGCTCGGTGAGGTCCGCGAGTGGCAGATCGAGCAGCACAAGAACGGCCGGTTCCCTCAGCTGCCGACACGGGTCGTGGTGAAGTCCAAGGGCAACAAGGCTGGGCCTGCGGGAACAACGATCAGCAGCACCTCGGTCTACCCACCCTGGTACGCCCTACTGGATCGAGCGGGAGTGCGGCACCTGAAGCCTCATGCCTGCCGGGCCACGATCATCACGCAGATGAAGAAGCGCGGCGTGGATGAGCATGCCGTCAAGGCGTGGGCGGGCCACAGTGTCCGAGGGGACGTGACCGAGGAGCACTACACCCATCTGCAACTCGTGCGATGGGCTGAGGCGGCGGAGGCGTGGCAGGAGATCATCTCCGACATTCTGGCCGAGTTTGTGGCAAAGCGTGACAAGCCCCGTAAGGCTGGCCGAGCATTGCGCCTGGTAGGTGCCTGA